CACACTCGTTTTGATTAACTTTTAATGTTTCAAAACATAAAACAGTCCGGCACGTTACAAAATGTGTTTTTGTCCACAGGCTGGCGATTTTCGCATAGTTCTAAAACACATTTTAGAGCACCTTAAACCGTTTTTTGTTTTGGGTTGATACGCCAGCATTAACTCGCTGTGGATATCCTGTCGATTAAACTGTGGATTGATTGTGGATAAGTTGGCCAGGCAGACCAGGCGCCTGTGCATAACTTTTTTTGGTGCGGATCAGGCGCCGACTGTTGGCGCCGACTGTTATCTGGCGCCGACTGTTATCTGGCGCATGTTAAATCAGGATAAGCTTATCCAGGTTTAACAGCCAACAGTTAGTTAGTGCTCACTAACTGTTGGCTTAACAGTCAGTAAGTGCTCACTAACGTACCAGGGGAAACATACCCCCCCGTGTTGAGGCAGCGCACCCCTGGCAATTTGCCTGGGGGACCACCAGAAATAGCGACCAAATTTTAAAAGTCAATTACATAAAGTGTTCTACCAGAAATTTAGATAAAGTGTTCTATCCTCCGACATTCTCACCAAATTCTGACTCCCCCAACCTCCTATTTGACAGTTGTAAAACGCAGAATTAAACTCTGTCGGTATGGAACACACGCCAATGCACCTCAGAAAACTATCGGGGCTGACGCCGGAGATGCGCGAGCTGGAAAAACAGACGTTTTCCATAGCCTTCGAGAGCCTTCTGGAGCACCTTGCGGGTGGTCACACGCTCGATTCCTTCTGTCGGGACTATCACGCGCAGCTCAATTCGGGGAGATTCCGCAGCTGGATATTCTCCAACCCCAAACGCCGTCAGGCTTACTACGTCGCAAAGGCAATCGGGGCGGAGGCTATCGAGGACGAGCTGGTACGCATCTCCGACGGTGTGCTCGCGGACGGTACGGCCAGCCCGGACGACGTGGCGCGCAGTACGCTGCGCATCAGCACCCGCAAATGGCTGTTGCAGATCAGTAACCGCAAGCGTTACGGCGACGTGAAGCATATCGAGCAGACCACGACCACGCGCATTGACCCCGCCAGTCTCAGCACGCCCCAGTTGCAGCAGCGTATCCTGCACGCGCTGGGGATGGACGACAGCTACGATATCGACAACGGGGCGCAGGACACGCAGGACACGCAGGACATCCTGATGGAGCTGCCTCAGCTGTGAGTGCGCTGTCGGCTACGGCGTTCGACAGCATCGTCGACTACACGCTCGACGTGCCCAACGTCAGGGGCGTGCCGCTGTGGATGCTGCCGACCGAGCTGCCGGGGGACGTGGTCGATGGCATAACCGACATGCACGCACGGGTGCGGGCGTTCCGGTCGTTGTCCGACTTCTCCCGCAGGCACTTGAACGTCGAGCCTGCGCTGCACCACCGCATAATATGCTCGAACATCGACGACCTGCTCGATGACGAGTATGACGTGCTGGTGGTGATGTCGCCGCCTGCCAGCGCGAAGTCGACGTATGTGTCGGTGTCGGCGCCCGCGTACATCATCGGGCGTGACCCGTCCACGCGCATCATCTCCGTGTCGCGTGCTGCGGAGCTGGCGGCGGAGTTCGGCGGGCGGGTACGGGGGATAGTCGAGAGTTCGCTGTTCCGCAACGACACCGGGGTCGAGCTTAGCCAGGACACGCGGGCTAAAGATAATTGGAAAACAGTCGTTGGCGGCGGGTACTTCGCCGTGGGCGCTGCCGGGGGCGTACTGGGCAAGCGGGCGGACGTGGTGATATGCGACGATATCCACACGTCGTTCGAGGACGCCCAGAGCGCGACGGGGCTGGCGAAGATACACAAGTGGTTCGAATCCGACCTGCTGAGCCGGTTGACTCCCACCGGCAAGCTGATCGTGATAGGCCAGCGGCTCAACGCCAACGACATCATCGGGTTCGTCATGGCGCGCCAACTTAAAAACCCCGATATCCGTATGCGCGTGCTCAAGTTCACGGCGGAGTGCGACGACCCCCTCAATGACCCGCTGGGGCGCTCGAAGGGCGAGCGCATGTGGCCGGAGTTCTACACCGACGCGTACTTGAAGGACAAGAAGGCGGACGACTTCATCTGGCGCACGCTGTGGATGCAGGAGCCGCCGACGGAGACTGGGGCATGGGTAAGTACCGACAACTTCCGGTTCGCCCCTACGCCGGAGTACAACACCGAGGACTACAACTACTATGGACTCACCGACCTCGCCCTGTCAGTCAACTCTGGAGACTATACTGTCCACGCTGTGGTCGCTGCCCACAAGCAGACCCAGCATTGTCATCTTGTCGACCTCTACCGCAGACGCGTTGACCCGGACACGTCGAGCGACGCGCTGGTCGGCCTCGCAGCTACTTACAAGCCTGTTGAATGGCTCATTGATGACGACAATGCTTCCAAGGTCTTCATGCAGCTGGTGGCAACGCGGGCGCGGGCGCAGTCGACGGTGGTGAACTGGCGGCCGATGCCCATGCGCGGGCAGGACAAGGAGACACGGGCGGCGGGCTTGCGTGGCATGTTCAAACGGGGTATGGTTCACTTTGACCCGTCGAGGCCGTGGACGAGCATCGTCACCAACGAGTGCCTGATGTTCCCCAACGCGATGGGGCAGGGCGTGGACGACATCGTCGACACCCTGTCGCTGCTGGGCAGGCGGCTGACGGCGCTGACTGTTGCCAAGCCCGCAGCACAGGCCGCACCCCGCCCGACGCGGCAGGACATGACACTTAACGACTTATGGGCTGACCAGCCCAGACGGAGCACACGGATATGAGCGCATACAGCACCCCGGAACAACCAGCAGCCAATTCAGCAGGGCGCATCGGCTCCCTTGAAGCCACTGAGCTGGACGTAGCCACCAAGACCCAGCGTTGGAAAGACGAGATTGCCAACGCCGAGGAGGAGGTGAAGGAGTGGCACGAGAAAGGCCGCAAAATCATTAAGCGGTACAAGGATGACCGCAAGGGTGCTATCGACTCCCTCGACCGCAAATTCAACCTGTTCACCACCAACGTCGGTATCCTGCAAGCTGCGCTGTACTCCAAGATTCCGAAGGTCATGGTAACGCGCAAATTCTTCGATTCTGGCGATGATGTTGCCCGTGTCGCTGCCAACATCATGCAGCGGGCGATTACGCAGGACTTGGACGAGTCCCATTGCTCTTTCAGCCAAGTGATGGAAGATGCCATCGAGGACAGGCTGGTTCCCGGCCTTGGCATGGCGTGGATTCGCATGAAAGTGGAAACCGAGCAGATTCCGGTGCCTCCAGCAGAATTACCGTGGCCTGAGCCGGGGATGGATACCCCTGAGCCTGCCGAAGAACCGGAAATGATGGAGCGCATTACTGACCAAGAAATCATCGTGGAGCATGTCCACTGGGAAGATTTCCTGTACTCCCCGTGTCGTACATGGGCTGAACGTCGTTGGGTCGCTCGCAAGGTCTACATGGACAAGGACAGCGTGAAGGCGCGGTTTGGCGAAGAAATCGCCAACAGTCTGCCGCTGGACTACACTCCCAAGGGCAAAGCCGATGGCGTGGTTCCCATCAATGACGTATTGAAGAAGGCAGTCGTTTATGAAATCTGGGACCGGACTACCCGCAAGGTGCTATGGCTGTCGAAGGCGTATCCCAAACTACTGGACGAGCGTGATGACCCGCTTGGCCTCGAAGGGTTCGAGCCGTGTCCGAAGCCGCTTTTTGCTCTTACCACTACCTCCAACTGTGTTCCTACCCCGGACTATTACCTTCTCCAAGACCAATACCGTGAGCTGGACGATGTAAATGACCGCATCTCCATGCTCCACCAAGCCTGCAAAGTCGTTGGCGTTTACGACAAGGGGGCGGACGGGGTTCAGCGGATGCTGGGCGAAGCCACCAACAACCAGCTTATCCCTGTAGATAACTGGGCGATGTTTGCTGAGAAAGGTGGTATCAAGGGCAGCATCGACTGGCTACCGCTGGACACCGTTATCCAGGCGCTCCAGAATTTGCGTCAGGCACGTGAAGACATCAAGGGGCAAATCTATGAACTCAACGGAATATCGGACGTGGTTCGCGGAGCTTCGAGGGCTAGCGAAACTCTGGGGGCACAACAGATTAAGGCAAACTTCGCTAATATCCGCATTCAAAGAATGCAAGGAGCAGTTGCCGTCTTCGCCAGTGAAATCTTCCGAATCAAGGCCGAAATCCTAGCCAAGCACTTCACCCCGGAAATCATCATCAAGATGTCCGGCATCGAATACACCGAAGATGCCCAAGACCCGAACCTCATTGCTCAGGCAATGGAACTGGTTAAGAACGAAGAGGAGTTTGAATGGCGCATATCTGTGGACGCGGACTCCATGAAAATGGCGGACTACGCGCAGGAGAAGCAGGAACGTACCGAGTTTGTGACGTCAGTGGCAACCTACTTACAGTCATCTGCTACCATCCTGCAGAATGCCCCCGAAGCAGCGCCGCTGTTGCTGGGAATGCTGAAATATGCGACGGCAGGGTATTCTGGGTCGAAGGACATGGAGTCCCTGATTGACAAGTTCACCCAGGAGACTGAGCAGAATCTGAAAAAGCAACAAGCTGAGCCTCCCAAGCCTGACCCCGAGCAGCAAAAGGCAGAAGTCGAAGCCCAGACTGAGCAACAGCGCTTCCAACTTGAGATGCAGGCCAAGCAGATGGACCAGCAAATCAAGCAGCAGGAATTTGAAGCCAAGATGATTGGCGAGCGTCAGCGCCTCCAAATGGAACGCGAGAAGCACCAGCAAGATATGTTGTTCGCCCAGCAGGAGCATGAGCAGAAGTTACAGTTCATGCGCGAGGAAGCTGCGCTAAAGAATCAGCAAGCCCAAGTTAAGGGATTAGTTGATATTGAAGTGGCCAGAGCGAAGGCCGAAGAAAAACCCGAACCACAAGGAGAACCCGAAAATGGAGACTAAGTACGCAATAAAGCCCGTAGGCGTTGAATACGCTTGCGACAGACTTGATTGCTCAGGCACTATGAACGCGACAGGGCTGATTGCCCCGTCCAACCCCCCGAAGCATGAGCATGTCTGCTCTAACTGCGGCGAACGTGCGCTGCTGGACAAGCAGTACCCGCATGTTATCTTTGACAAGATAGAAAATGTCGCGGCGTAGTTGGGTTTATATCAACGGGGTGGCCTATGAAAAAGGCGTGGACATCATTCCTGACGTGGGTGGACAGGCAGCACCCTACTTCATTCCTGATACTGATAGTTTTGTTAGCCCTATCGATGGGACTGTTGTATCAGGCCGTAAAGGTCTGCGTGAGCATTGCAAGAAGCACGACGTAGTGCCGACGCAGGAACTGGCTGGTCTGCCC